CAAAAGACCACGGATAATCACGCAGCCAGCGATACCGCGCGGCATCTGCTTGATCCTGGCTCGGCGCTTCTACGGCTGCTGCTTCCTTAGTAGCGAGAGCGCGGATTCGGTCAGCGGCAACGGCACATCCAGCGCCGCCTTCGCCGTCCTCGTACATATTCTGGCAAACCATCGCCGCTTTCTCGTAGGCCGCTCGCACTGCCGCTTCCTGCTCTGCCTGGGCGGGGAGTGCGACCACAGGAGCGGTGTAAAGCGGTTGATGCGAAATCGAGCGATACCCGAGAGTTCCGGCCAGCGGGAAGTTATCCGGCGCGAACGACAGGGCTTGATCGGGCTCGCCGTCGCCGGAAACGACTTGATGGAGATACGCCACCGGCTCTGCCTGTGCCTGCTCTGCTTGCACTGAAGCGGCCACAGATTCAGCAAAGCGAGCAACGCGACCAAACAGCGAATACACCTTGCCGTCAGCATCGGCGCGCGGCACCTGCTTGTCATCCAGCACCTGATGCAGCGCGTGCGCGTCTTCCATTTGATGCCACGCCTCAGCAATGCCGTGGTACACCGTGCCATTGTGGCCCAGCGCCGCGCCGAGCGGGATGCCCGATGCCTGTTCGTCACCAGCCGTCAGGCTCAGGAGCAACGATTGCGTATCACGGATGAAGGCATATCCGTGAGCGCCGGTATCCTCTTGGTAGTTCACCAGCATGCCGAGGTTCCGCAACGGCTCGCCTTCGGGCAGGTTATGTGCTCGGTTCGGCACCGCATCGCAGATCGACATGGCAAGCGACAGGGCATTCTGCACATTGGTCACAACCTCATGCGGAATCGTCACGCCTTCGGCGGTCTGCACTGGGGCGGCTGGCGCAGCCTTGGCGAGATAGAGTTCGATTGCGGGGCGCAGCGCGGCCTTGAGGTTGTTCCAGAGTACGGCGGGGATCGAACCGTTCGGGGCGTTGTCGATGAACTTCCACGCGGCTTCGTTTAGCACGCATTCATCAATCTTGCTCTGGTCGTCGCTCAGCTCGCTCTGCTGTGGTGCTAGTGCAGCCTTAGTACGCACACGCTTTTCCAGGGCTTCGGTTAGTTCGCGCAGCTCGTCGGTCTGCTGTGCTGGTGTAGTCGAAAACTGGACAGCACTGACAGCAATCGTTACAGGAGCGCCAATCGTCCGCAGTTCGGTCGGCAGGCCCGCCCCCGGCAGCTTAACGGTAACGTACATCATGCCCGTTTCGCGGTCATATGCGCCCGCGTCGATGATGCCCGTGAAGGTTTGCGGTGCTGGTGCAGCCTCAAGGGCCGCTTTCATCCTGATGTTTTCTTCCAACAGCGCGGAATAACGCTTCGCAAAGGCGCGCGGTGCATCTGCCGGAATATCCTGCTCCGAGAAGGGTTGCGGTGCTGGTGCGGTGGGTGGCGGGATAGATGCAAAAAGGCGCTCAACATCGGCAGCGAGAAAGTATTCGCCGCAAGGGTCAGTGTGTACGTTCTTGCTGAACGCGTTGTGGTGATAGCGCGTCAGCCCTTCCAGGCTCGTATTGCCGCCCTGCGCGGCACCGGCAGTCCCCGGCAGCGGAACCGCCGGCGCACCAGGCTTGCTCCAGTCGATCGCTGCGGCCGGGCGCTGGTCTTCGATACGGCGCGCCAGGTTCTTGTCGGTGTCGTTTGCCATGGTGCTCTCCAGTTATTTGGTCTTGTCGTTGTCGGGTTTGTAGGGCCTGCTGAAAGTGATCTCGTCCAGGTCGCGGTAGAAGCGCTTGGTGCGGAAAACACGCTTTGTCGGGTCGGGGCCGGGGGTGTTCTTGAGTCCTAGCCGGGCGAGCCTCTCGAGGATCGGCTCCCGCGGCGCCTTCCCGGCCGTGTCGCTCATGCTCTGGCCTCGCCGCCGAGAGCCTCGACCAGGTCGGCCAGCATCCGGGCGTATTCCAGGGCCATCAGCGCAAAATCGCTGTCGAAGCGCTCGTCGTTGCTCGCCGCGGCGACTTCGTTTTCCCTGATGACGTCGAGTGGCTTGATTGCCTTGATCGTCAGGCCCTCGGTCAGGACGAACGAGATCCGGCTGTTCCAGGTCATCGCCAGGCGAGTGCATTGCTTGCCGGCTGCGATGTGACGGCGCACGTCCTCGCCATCCAGGGTGTGCTGCTTGTAGCCGACTTGGGCCTTGCTCTCGCCCGTGGCTCGGAGGGTTGCGTCCTGATCGATCGTGAAGCCAGTCGGCGCCTCGTCGTCCTGCAACCAGGAAGTCATCGCACCCACCGGCGAGCGCTGTACACGCAGCGACTCCAGCGGCATGCGGTCGACCGCCTTCAGCAGCAGCTTGATTGCATCGTCGGCCTTGGTTGCGCTTACGGTGTCCACGGCCAACCAGCCGTTCGCCGGGTCGATCCAGACATTCAGGTGTGAGAGTGTAGAGAACGCCTTCGGCAGCATTTCGTCAGCCACGCGCTCCTTCAGCTCTTTCATCGCCTTCTTGCCTGGTGCGAAACCCTGCTGTTCTTCAAGCTCCGCGGCGCGCGCTTTCGCCGCCTGGTTGACGGCCTTCGCCGGCAGGATCTTCTTTTCCGTGACGAGCGTCAGCAGGAACTGCCCGTCCACTGCGTGTACGAGCGCACCATCGGCGCCGCGCGGCCGGTCCCAGCCTTGGCGGAGCAGTTCGCTGCTTGCCGCCGGCACGAACATCTGCGGCAGAAGCGCGCTCGCCAACTGGTCGGCGGTCAGTGCGTACGGAGCAGGAAGACGGTACAGCTGGAGGTTCTTGAACATTCTCTTGGTCCTCGTGTTTTAGTTATTGGGTCGCGCGGTGCTCGCGCAACTGCCGGATCTGGTCCATGGCCATGTCATCCATCTGCTGTACCTTTCCGAGCAGAGCCAGGTAGAGCGAGCCGCAAAGGACTGCCAGGGCGACGACGCGAATCATGCGGCCCTCGCCAGGGCGATCAGGATCACGGCAGTAAGCACACCGCCAGCGAGGCACTCGAGCACATAGACGAACACCCGGGAATTGACTTCGTCACGGCTGATCGGTTTGACGCTCATTTCCCGCCCTCCTGTGCTGCACGCAGTCGCAGGCCTTCGGTCGGCAGTCCCGGCCACAGCGGCACGGGCTTCATGCGAGCCTCGACGCCGGCGATGTCGTCAGCGAGGGTAAGGGCGTCCAGGCGGGCGATGATGCTGGATACCTCGGCGAAGTACTGGCCCTGGCGCTCCGGGTGGATCTCACGCTTGTGGCCGATCTTGATGAGCTCGCGATACAGCTTGCGGCGCTCGCGGGCGCGGGACTTGCGGGCCAGCCATGCGGCGAAGTGCTTGAGCATTTTCATTTGTCACCCCTGGGTATGTGGTTTTATGGGTACTGCTTCAGTGCTAAAGCCCCGTCGTGCGGGGCGTATTGGTCAGTGGCGGAGGCGCCGATCAGGTTGGGCCGAACCAACCAGCGACACCCTTCTTGGCGGCCTGAAACATCGCAGCCGCGGTGCCGAATGTCTTCCCGCACCAGAAGCCGCTGACGAAGATGCCGAGGAAGAACGAGAAAAAGATGAGATCGATCATGTGAGCTCCGTCGCGGCCAGGCCCGCAGGCCCAGCCGCCGAGATAAGGGTTTAGTCGTCGATCGCTGCGAGCACCAGGTCGGCGGTCGTGGCGAACTGCTCGGCCTCGTCCATGGTCTTGGCGTCGACGATGTCGAATTTGGCGCCCGACAGGTTGTCGTCCAGCTCGCGCAGGTACGCGGTGGCAGCGGTGTCGCGGCCGACTTGCACGAACAGGATCATCAGGGCGTCGTCGGTTTCCTGCAGCTGGGACTGGTCGATGATGGCCTTGGCGGCGGCCGCCTTGTCGTCCGGGACGCCATCGGTGAACACCAGGATGAAGTCCTTCTTGTCGGACTTGCCGGCCAGCTTGAATGCTGCCTGCAGCGCTTCGGCCAGCGGGGTGCCGCCGCGCGGCGAGCGGCCGGCGAAGATCTCACTGACCTTGTCGGCCGTCACACCCTGGAAGGTGCCGATGTTGGAGCCGCCGAACACGACGACGTCGATGCCATCGCTGTCCAGCTTGCCCAGGTCGCGAGCGAAGGATGCGGCGGTCTCCTGCATGTAAGCCCAACGGGAGCGGCCGCCCGGCATGTCTTCGGTACTCATCGAGCCGGAGGCGTCGATCACCACGATGAAGTCGTATTCGGACAGTTGGGCGGTTGCGTTTTCGTTGCTCATAGTTGTTTGCCTTTTTGTGTTCGCGAACTTTTTGTTGGGGCCGCGGTTCCCGTTTCTTGCACTGGAAAAGCCCGGTCGTGCCGGGCGATGGTTGCTCTTGTTTCGCGCCTGCCGGGATGCCGTCCGTCAGGCGCATGAACTAGCCGTATTCCAGTTGGCCCGGCCGTTCGTTCGGGTCTGCCACCTCGTCGAAGCCGTCGGCATACGGCACTGGCGGGAGCCAGTAGAGGCAATAGCAGGCGGTAATCAGAATCAGCATTGCTCGCGCGCTTCGGTGGCAGCTTGGATCGCAGCTCGCACTAGAGCCGCCATCACTGCAGCGTCCTTGCTGGGGTGATCCGTATACGCCTCCGTGACATTGCGACGTCCCGCGCCAAAGCCGACGGACACAGTGCCTTCCTCGTCGTCCGGCCGCGGACGAAGACCCAACTCGGCGATCAGCGGCCCGGCCGCGAGCCAGCTGCGGCGCCAGCGGGGTAGGGGGTAGGACGGAGTGGTGCGAGCGTGGCGCGCGTTCATGGAGCCGTACTTCGGCGCGTCACGCGTCAGCAGCGTTTCCATCGAGACTTCGCGTGGCATCGTGACCCGGTAACGCAACTTCGCGTAGGCCAGTGCGATCTCGTCAGTGATCGCTTCCTTCAGGTACTGCTCATCCCAAGGTTTCATCATCGCCATCCCCTTACGCAGCCAGCGGCGGAAACTTAACGCGCAGCTCGGCCATAAAGGCATCGAACTCCGCATCGTCCATACCCGTGCAATCGGTCCAGGTCGGGCAGCGGCCGGCGATCTCTGCGGGGTGAACCCAGTCGCCGTGCTTGCCATCGGGGCTGACCATGAAGCGGCAGCCGTTGTGGTTGGTGTTGCTCATTCCTTGCTCCTGTTCGTTGTTTCGCGCTCTGCCTCAACCAGCTTCCATCCCAGCTCCATCCGCACCTGCTCCGGCGACGGTGGCGGCGATCTGTCTGCCTGGCGCTGATGCATCCATGTCCGTACTGCTTGGGGCGTCGGCTTGCTGGTCTGCGTCATCGCTGGGCTCCTGGTGAGGTTGCTGCGTCGATAGTCATTAAACCACGGGTTAATTCAAAAATCAACCTGAGGTTAGTATTTGGTGTAAAATTATTTCGTCGCCGGATTTTGGTGACCGCTCTACCTGCAGAAAACACACGGGGGTAGGGGGATAGGTGAGACCGCGACCTGGTGAAAGAAACGGGGGGGCGAGGGATGAGACTCACACAGGGTGGCGAAGAGAGAGCCCTGTACCCGAAAGTCTGTCGGATGGTGCCTCGAGCGCGCACGCGCTTGTCGAGCTAACACCTGAAGGAAGCGAAAAAATACGCGCTCGCGCTCGCACGTGTATTAGCTAAGGTTTGGGGGCTGGGGGCAAAAGAAAAAACAAAGCTAACAATAAGGAAAAAACACCGTCGAGCGCAAGCTCGACAGCATTACGAAGTAATGCGGCCAGCAAGCGAAGCGCGCAGCGAAGCGGAGGTAGTAGAAGCGTGATTGATTAGGTAAAAGCTGCGTTATCTAAGTTTTAAGCACGAGTTATCTAATACGCGCGAGTGCGCAGGAAAGGTGAGGGCCGGTGATCAAGTTGAATGTGCCGTATGCGGAAAAGGACCAGGCCCGCCAGCTGGGCGCGAGATGGGATGCGGCACTAAAGACCTGGTATGCGCCGCCCGGGGCAATGCTCACTGCGCTTGAGCGCTGGTTGCCGAAGTTCGACATAAAGGCGCCGCGCGCGAAGCGGAGGCCGCGGAAGGAGCGCGTGAAGTAGGTGCGATCCAGCGCCGAGGAGGCGAGTGCCTATGCTCGTGGTTCGAAGTCGGCGCAGAGATCTTCCCATCTGCTGTCCATTTTCCACTGCTCATCGCCGTCCATCTGCACTCGGTCGGCCGTGACGATATAGCGCTCGAATCCACCATACCCGCCGTAACTGTTCTTGGCGTTCACCAGGCCACACACTGCGCCTTCCTTGCCGATGAAGTCGCTTTTAAAGCGGGCGGATTCCGGATCCTTGAGCGTATCCTTCACGCGCTCGTGCGCCTGTGCGATCAAGGCGGGCTTGGCTGGGGTTGTTGTTTTGGACTTCGGGGCTGATGTGGCAGCGATCGCCACAAAGACCAGGGAAAGTGCGATCAGGCGGGCAAGTCCGTTCATATAGCTCCTATGCGGCATCCGGGCGCGTCGTTTGGCTCGCGCGAGTATAGCGCTCCCAGCATCTCCAAATCCTCGCCAATTCCCACGCTTAAGTGCACGAAAGAAATTTTTGATTGGACATGGCACTTTGTCAGTAAAGTACGCTAAACTCTGAGCCATACTGTACGCATATACAGTAGTTTGGGGCGGAGGCTTCGGGCAGCTACCGGCGCGGCCCGATGGCATCGATGATGGTCCTAACCATGTCCTGGGTTCTTCTGAGCTCAGCCATGATCAGGCTGTTTTGCTCCATGATTGCTGCGATCGACGCTCCCCCAACTGCCGCGGTGAGTCTCGAAATGATTTCGGCATTCATGGAGTGGTCCGCGCGTGCCGCCGCGTCCTGGAGGTCGGCATGGAGATCTGCAGGGATGCGCATGGCGGTCTTGATCGCCGGCTTTTTGAGTGGCTTTTCTGTCATGCGCGCGATTTTTGCGCGTTTCGGAACAGAAGTGTTGTAAGTGCCATACAACCTATGGCACTTTTTACCCGGGAAGACTCGGCCGTTACCATTTGTAACGACAGCGGCGAGCATGTTCCGCGGGGCAATGTAAGATTTGATTGCTTTATGCAATGTAAATAAGGTGGGAAAGTTGCTTTGTTCGCTGAATGTAGGACTATTCTTACGGCATACATTGCCTTAAGAAAAACTCCGAAAGGAAATGAAAATTATGGATGAGACTGTTCCAACGATGGCAGCTGTGCCCAAGGGCGATAATGAGGAGTTTCACTTGACAGGCCAAGAGCTCCGCCTCATCCGCAATTTCAGGGCCCTGAAGGCGGGCGCCAGAGACATGCTGGTCGACCTGTCGGAGCAATATAAGCGGACACTTCCTGCGGAGGCGCCCAGCCTTCAGCTAGTTCGGTCGACCGGCAGATGAGCCGGCTTGATCTTGCTTTGGTGCGACCGTAGCCGCGCCAAAAATCATCAGCTTGCCATCCTTGGTTGCGCGGCGGTAAAGCTCCAGGATCCGCTTTTCGTCCGCATCAAGCCGCTCTAAGGTGGTTTCGCCGGCCGGAACCGCAGCCGCCATCGGCTGGCCTCCCAGCAGCTGATCGACAGTCACCCTCAGTGCGGCCGCTACCTTAATCGCACTCTCTCGGGACATCTTCCCGGCCCGTATCCATTTCGACACCGCAGCAGTGGAGACGCTCGTTTCCTCCGCAAGCCATTCCTGCGTCCTTTCCAGCTCCGCAAGTCGGCCTTTGATGATTTTGCCTAAAGGTGAATTCATGGGCGGCATCATCGGTGGAAACTCCATCGCTTTCAATGACCCTGTGGTTGATATTGGTTGCATTTAAAATTAACCTGTGGTTTACTTGAGGGTATGGACACGACTACTCTTTCAGCAATCGAGCGAGCCGCCGACATGGTTGGCGTACCGGCGATCGCAGCCGAATGTGGCGGCATTTCGGTGCAGGCCGTCTACAAGTGGATCAAAAAGCGACAGGCTCCCACTGATCGTTGCGGCGCTGTCTCGCGCGCCACCGGCGGTCGCGTCCCGGTTGTCGATTTGCTGCCCCCAGTTCTTCGGGCCGACCTGGCACCCGTGGCATCCAGGCGCGGCACCCGACAGCTGCCCAGAGTACAGCCCATCGACTAGCCCGTCTTGCGCCGCATCACCTGGCAGCGCGACCGCGGCTAAGTCGAGGTTCATCAGTACGAAGGTGGCGCTGGACATGTTGGGCTCCGGTCGGGAAAAAAGTTTCAGTAGTTGAATTTTCGCAGCAGCAAGTTTCCAAAACATCATTCTTTGACAGGTCGACAGCATGAACAGCAAAGACGCCTTCCATCAAACCGTTCACTCCGCACCTGGCGGCTGCGTCGCACTGGCTGCGCGCCTCGGCATGTCGGCAACGATCCTGCGCAACAAGGCGAACCCGAACAACGACGTCAACGTGGTGACGATCGACGACATCGAGCGCGTGATGGAGCTGACCGAGGACTACTCGGTGCTGCACGCCCTGGCGGAAGCGCATGGCTTCGTGCTCACCAGGCTGGAAGAGCAGCCGGCGTCCGACATGGGTGTGCTGGAAAACGTCACCAGCATCTGGCAGCGCCTGGGTGATGTGGCGAACGAGGTGCACAAGACGCTCGAAGACGGACGCGTCGAGGCGCATGAGGTCGAGCATGTGCGCGCGGCGGTGTTCAAGGCCTTCCGCCCGATGCTGCAACTGATCGAGCGCCTGGATGGCATGTCCGAGAAGCGGGTTTCGAAGTAAGGATCGCCCAGGCGGCGGGGCATGCCGCCACCAATAACCACAACAGGGGAGAGAGAAAGATGAGCGGTTCAAAGCTGTTCGATACCTTGCGCGATCGCTTCGGCATCAAGAGTGACGCAGCGCTGGCCAGAGAGCTGGAGGTTCAGCCGTGCGTGATCAGCAGGGCGCGAGCGGACAGCAATCTCGGGCCGACGCTGATCCTGAGCATTCACGAGCACCTGGGCTTGCCGGTCGCTGAAATTCGCGCGCTGGCAGCCGAAACCGCTCCCCAGCAATACCACGATAACCCGGCCCAAGTCAGCGCGACTGAGGCTCATCAATAAAGGAGAAGAGATGGATCAAGGAATGGAGTGGGCGTCATGAGCTACGTGAGCTGGGATGACCGGAAGCAAGTTTCTGAGTTGATCGGGAAAACACTGGTCAGCGTGACCGTCAACGACGCCAAGGATGAGATCAGGTTCGTCACCAATGAGGGCGCAACGTATCTGATGTGGCACGACGCGAACTGCTGCGAGAGCGTCGACATCGAGTCGATCACGGGCGACATGCAGGACTTGATCGGAACTCCGATCTTGATGGCAGAGGAAGCGACGAGCACGGAAAACCCGGTCGATGCAAAGCCGGAAACCATCGAGTATCAGGACAGCTTTACGTGGACGTTCTACAAGCTCGCAACCATCAAGGGCTACGTGGACATCCGCTGGTACGGCTCCAGCAATGGCTACTACAGCGAGAGCGTCGACTTCGGCCTGGAGAGCAGTGGATGAATCAAGAGCAAGAGCAGCAAGAGCCGGCGCCAATCGAGCCCGGCCACGTAATGAGTCGCGAGAAGTACCGAAAGCTGGTGGAAGAGCAGCAGAAATAAAAAAGCCCGGTGGCTGCCGGGCTTCCTGAAACAACAACAAAAGTGAGGATCGAATGATAACAGCAAATTCCGCACCGCTGGCGCACGCCGGTGAAGAGCAGTCTTCGGGCGCGTTCGCTGCCCGCTCGGCGCACTGGAAAGCCGTCGGCAATGACCTGCTGCAGGCGGTCGTCAGCTACGTCAAGGAATACCTGCAGGAAGAGCACGAGGACGCCCTCGTTTGCGCCAGTCCCGAGCATCACTCCGCGGTGCGCGCACTGTTCGATGCGATCAAGCACGCCGATGCGGCTGGCCTAGCGAAGGCATGTGACGAGCTGCAAGCCGCAGCTTCGGCGTCGGCCGCGATCGGCGGTGCGCAATGATGGCCTTCGAAGCTATGGTATTTGCGCGTCAGGCTCACGCAACCCAAGCTCGCCGCTACACCGGCAATCCTTACGCGGATCACCTGGCCGAAGTCGCCGGCATCGTTTCGACGGTCGCCAGTGCTAACGCGCCATGGGACGTAGTCGACGGCGTGGAGGGGCGCGTCGATCGGATGATTGCGACTGCCTGGCTGCACGACTGCGTCGAGGATCAGGGCATCACCGAGAGCGAGCTCGCGGAGCGCTTCGGCATTCTCGTCGCGCGGGGCGTGATGCTGTTGTCCGACCTGGAGCAGGGTAATCGCGCGGAGCGTAAGGCCGCATCCCGGCTGCGTCTCGCCGCGGCGCCGGGCTGGGTGCAGTCAATCAAGGTCGCTGACCTGATCAGCAATACGTCGTCGATCGTCCAGAACGATCCGAAGTTCGCCGTCACGTACCTGGAAGAGAAGCGGCTG